AAACTAACAACAGCAGGTGCTTTACAAAACACTACGAGTTCTGCTACTGTTGGGGAGTATTTGCTTCTTGAACCATCCACACTTTCAACAGGTGCGGTTGTTGCTGGAGACATTGGTACATTTAGAGTTAGAGCATACGGACTACTTTGAGGTGATATAATGAAGGTAAAAAATACTACTGGTGGAACTAAAGTAGTTCTAGGTATATCTTATCTAGGTAATCAAGAATTTGATGCTGATGAAGAAATGCGTGGTATTTTTATAAGAAACGGTTTTACCATTTTGGAAGAAACTGTTGTGGAGGAAGTGGAAGAGATTGTTGAGGAAAACGATGAAACAGTCTCTCCACTCCCCGACTTAGATTCTATGACTAAGAGAGAATTGCAAGCGCATCTCCGAAGTCTAGGTATTTCTTATAAAATGTCTCAATCTAAGGCTAACTTGTTAGATTTACTAAGTGAAGAAGAGTAACTTTTATTAGTTACTAGTCTTTGCCATTAACTAAGAGGATGATAATATGACTATGAACTCAACGAAAATAACAGCGAACACTCAAGTTTCTACAATAGGTGGAAAGTTTGATGGATTTATTTACCATAACGGTGCTACTGCATCTGTGGTAAATGTATTCGACAACAATGCGACTAATGTGGTTTTGCCTTGTAATTATAATAACGACCCCACCGTTGTAGCACCCGATACTGCTCAATTAAAGGCTGGTATGTTTGTTACTGGTACTGGAATACCTGCGGGTACAACAATTGTTTCTATCACAAATAGTACAGATTTAGAACTAAGTGCTAGCACAACGGGTGGTAATACTGCGGGAGAATTATTAACATTTATTGATGGAGATAAACAGATTGGTAAATTTATAATTGCCGCTAACACATCTGATGTAATTAGAGGACTAAGTATTACCTGTCGAACTGGAATAAAGATTATCGCTGATAATTTTACAACACTAGAGATTTACGCCCTTACTAATTAGGGGGTGTAAATATAACTAATATACCAGAATTTTCATACATAACCCCTGAGGCTATTAAAGTAGGTACGGGTGATGCCGTAGTTAGAAAGACGTGGAATGTAGAATTATCGAAAGAGGCTATTCTTTCATATATTTTATATAAGGCATCTGCTATAAATGATAGTGCTAAAACTAAAATTGGTAAATTGACTACTGAATTTAGCCTAAAGAACATGGTTACTTTTTTGAGTAAGAATCACAATGTAGGTGGTTACGATGACTCGGAGTTTGACCAGATTAACAAAGAAGCGTTAAAGCAAATTAGCGATATGCGTTTAATTGATTTGATAGGTGTTAAATCCGAAGGGGAAGGTGTAATAACTGCAAAGGAAGTAGCAGAAGGCTATTTTGACGATAAAACTAAAGAAAGATTAGGTAAACATCTGTCATATGCAAAACAACATGACGAAATGATAATTGTTATGAAAAAGGTGGGGGATGAATTAGAAAACCAAAGAACTTCATCGGCTTCTAAAATTAAAAGTTTTACAGTAGGCGACCTAATGAATGAGAGGAAAACAAATCTTGACTTTATTACATTCTTTGATATTTTTGACGACAACTTTGTGGAATACTTTGGTGAATTGTTACCTGTATATGTGTATACTAAGACAAATATAGATGACAGGATAAAAGATATTAATGAAAAAATAGAAAAATATCTTAAAACGTTTAAAGATGAAGGACAAAAAAAGGCAATTGCAATTAGGGGATTATCTAAAGGTGTTTCTGAATATATAGAAATGTCAATCAGTAATTATATTTCTGGCATATTTGCTAATGAAGATAGTTTAATGGGTGGCATCGAAAAGAGAGTAGGTGGTGATATTTACGAAAGTAGACAAATGACTAGTATGAAAATTTCTCCAACAGAAATAACTGTTATTCAAAATGAACTTTTACCTTTAGGTGAAGATAACGCTAGGACACAGGCTCAAGAAATTTTTGGAACTGATTCAGTAATCCAAACATCATTAGGTGAAACCGCTTCTGCAAGTGCTAGTGATGTTGGATTTGACCCTGCGGAAGACTATAGAGGTAAAAATACAGTCGAAATTAATTTAGAAGCCATGTCTAGAGAACAATGGGAATTATTGTTACAAACTCTAATAGAATACGGTGGTCGAAATAACAGTAGGTCTCTACAAGGTAAAGCAAAACGTATTCTTATGGATGCAGTTGAGGTATTTGTTGATAAAACGAAAACACAAATTTTCGGTACTTTGCCAGAATTTACTAATTTTGATAATATGGTAACGGCTAAAATAGAAAGTATTTACGAAGCGGCTAAGAGTCGTAAAATGGTTAGCCCTAAACAAAGAGATGAAGACGATATAGGTGAAAGTGAATCTATTTATTTAAGTCCTGATGATTTATTAGGATATTTTAATCAATTATTAACAAGTGAAAAACTAACAGTAAGTCCACTAAAAGGTAAAAAGGGTTATAAATTAGAAACAAGTGAATATAATCCATATACAACAAAATATGGAGAATCTGTTAGAAAGTTAGAATCAAGAGTAAAAAATGTAGTTAAATTTAGCCCAAAAACAATTAGTTTTGAAGAAGAGGGAAGACAGGTAAGAGATACGGCCAATACACCTATCGTACAACTTAGGGAAATTTTTGATAAAACCGATGCGTCTTTTAGTAGACAAATGAGAAAAATGCACAGTCAAGTTAAAAGTAATTTATCTGGAGATTTAAATAAATTGCTCGGTTTTATTCAAATTTTTACTGATGAAAATGAAGATGAGGCATTTGATGAAGAATCTTTTAGCAATATTGATTTTAACATCAATGAAATTAACGACAACTATGTACCATTTGTAGAATTTATGATTAATGTCGGTGAACTTGTAGATGACAGGCAACAATTTGTAAACACTATGAAACAATTGGCACTTGATGAAGATAAATTGGAAGTAATTATTGATAGTTTTTCTTTAATGATTAATGAAATTGGTAATAAGATAGAACAGGATTCTCAACGTAACGTAGAAGAAGTACAGGAAGAGGAAGAATCAGAAGAAGAATTTTCAGAAAGACTAAGGGAGAGAGAAGAATTTGATGACCAATCTACGGCAGGTTTTGGAAGTATAGCAGATACATTTAGAGATAGTTTGTATAATATATTTCAAGGTATAGTTTTTAATGAACTAATGAATCCCAGTTATGAACAAGTAGGAAAAGATAAACTATTGAATCTTTTACAAAGAGCCACAGAATCAGATAATAATAAAGCAGGAATACCCAAAGAAAATATAGATGCTATAATTAAAATTTTGGAAAAGGTGGAATATGTTGTAGACAACCTAAATATAAAGCAAAAGGAAACAATAACGGCTTTTATACCTAAGGTTACTATTGCCGAAGGTGTTTCTTCAGTTAGAGCAGGGCAAGACAAAGAGATACAATTAATGTTCAAGGCATTAAGCGAAACAATGGCGGGAAGTAAATTAGGAGATGTAACTACTTATGGTAATTTAAAACTTGATGTAACTATTACTGATAACAGTTTTACCTTTAGTGGAGAGTATAAAATTTTAGGAAATGTTAGACCTCAAATTGCTAGAACATACATAAGTTATGGTAAAGATTCTAGAGATACTACTACTGCCGCAGGGTATAAAGTAGCAAACTTAAGAGGTGGCACAATGATTGAGAAAGCCCTGTTGGAAACTTTAGAAAAGATTCGTATTGCTATAAATACGATTGGACAAGCGATATAATTATAAATAAGAAATAGGAGTAATAGACATGGTTAAGATAGTAACACCTTCGGACAAGGCACTTAATGTTGTTAATTATGATGGTGGTATTGGAAGTTATACTACTGCTGTTAAAGTAGCCGCATTACTAGGTATTTCAGATTTCGTATCAGCAAGTTCAGGTTCGGCTACATCTCCTACATTGGAAGAAGTAGGGGATTTAATCAGAAGGGCAGAAGATTACATAGATGAATTTTCAAATAATTCATGGAGAGAAAATCTTGTAGAAAATGAATTTCACGACTTTGACTTTGACGATAAATGGAGAAGTTACTATTCGGACTATGTGGGCAAGGTGAGGCTAGAAAATGAGAATATCAGAAAGATTATCCGTATAGCCACATGGGAAGGAAGTGTTTACAAAGACTTAGCATCAGCCGTTGCTACTGTAACAATTAGCGATTACACCAATGTAACTAGCGTGGTACTAAGTATAGGTGGTATAACATGGACATTAGAAGCAGGTACAGATGGTAATGTAGCAAAGTTTAACAAATTATTTGGAAAAAGAACTACTGCTATGGAACTTTGTTATCTAATTAACGAGCAACCCCCTAGTATTACTTCCACATTTACAGGTGCTACTGCTAATAAAGCGTTAGCCGCTAGTAGTAAAAACGTTTCAGATTTCTTTTACGCTAATCTAGAAGAAGATGAAACAGTTACAATTGTTTCATTACTTCCAGGTTCAGATGGTGAGAATTGCACTATTGTAGTTAATGGGTCGGGTATTAGTAAAACTGACTTCACCAATAAAGAAGAATATGACAGAAATCAAGATTGGTGGGATATGAGAGATACTGGAGATATATTTTTCAGAAGCGATTATCCCATCAGAAGAAAACATTCAATTAAGTTTACCTATACTTATGGTAATCAACGTATTCCAGCAGTTATCGAAGATGCGGCTACTAAATTAGTAGCGTGTGAGTTAATTGCCTCAGATGACTCTTATGTACTATTAGGAAACGATTCTACAAATGGTATGGATTTAAAGAGTAAATATGATACCTATAAGGCTGATGTAGATAAGATTCTAAAGAGATCGGAAGAGCACACGTCTGAACTCCAGTCACCGATGTATCTCGTATGCCGTCTTCTGCTTGAAAAAAAAAA